CTACTGCAGCAACCTCTCCCTCTTCTGTTTTTACTTCAGAAGAATCTGCACTACCGTCTTCTGATTTAGCAATAGCAAGTTCTTCAACTGCTGGTGCTTCCTCAACGACTGCTGGGGCTTCTGTTACTTCTGCAACAACTTCTGCTGGTGCTTCTGCAACTACCTCTGCTGGCTGTGCCTCTGGAGCGACCTGTACTTCTTCAACTGCAGTTTCAACTACTGCTTCTGTTGTTTCAGTCATAGGACTAACCTCCTTTGTAATCTTAATTGTACTAATGCCTTTAGCACTATCAACTAAGAACTTTATCATTTCTGTATTATTTTTATCTCCCTTTTCAATAAAACCAATGTTTTGCATTGGATTTCCTGATGTAGGGCTTGTCTCACTTTCAGACTCTGAAACCATTACAATTCCAGTTTCTTTGTCCCAAAAAACGTTTTCAATTTCTGCCTTTGAAAGATATCCACCAATTACACTTTGACCATTAACTTTTTCAATGGATACAATATTTGCAAATTGGTTTGCTGGATTATCAACCAAGGACAACTCATATAGATCGTATTCCTTAATAATTCTAATACTCTTCTTTAAATCATCGTTATATGCGTCATCCCAAGTTTTAATGTTTCCACCAATTGAAAAACCTTTATATGTTCCATCTAATACTTTTTCCCATGCATCTTGTGCACCTTTTGAAACATAAGCAGATACGTAAACTCCGCTATAAAACTTTTTTACTGATGGATCAAAATAACGATCTTCTTTAAATGATACTATCTTTCCTACTGCAGATGGCTGATGCATCTCTCTCAAGTTACCCCTGAAATTTTTAAATGCTTCGATGCTAGACTCAGTTGTTACAATGTCTCCTTGACGATCAACGTTATCAAGAGTTGCAAAACCTGAAACTATACGGCGTTCTACATCTACCTTGCCAATAGGCATTGATAGACGAACATTGTCGCCATTAGTTTCCCAATGTGCTTTATTTATTAACATATCGTTATCCATTATACCAAACATTTTAACGGATATCTCAGTTATTGAGACGACCTGCCCTCACCTTGTGGATTGCGACCAGAGATGGTTGTTGGAGAGTCAGAGTTGTTATTTGTTCGCTCTGCATCTCTTTGACGGTTCCCTGCCAAATTTGCTCTAGCATCAGTTGCTTGTCTTGGAGACATCATAAATGGTTCATCACCATCTGGTCTTTGTGGCAAGTCTAACTTTTCACGAGCCTCGTTTGGAGTCATAACCTGTGTCTTTACATATCTTTCAATAATTTGAGACTGAGCAATTTCATCGGTTAAGGTTAATTCATTAAACTTAAGTTCAAGAATATCTGTTTTTTCTCTAATAATTTTGTTGACAACTTTTTCAAGATGTTTTTGTGCTGGACGAGACACCTGCTCTTTAAAGGTACGATCCTGTGAAAGGGCAGCAGCAATACCTGAATCAGCGCCACCAAGTTTAGAAATAGGGACTTGATGAGCAATAAGAATATCATCTCTGTTTTGTTTACGATACTCTTTAAATGAGCCATCTTGGATACCGTTTTCAATTGGCTCCATTTTAAACTCAACCTTATTATTTTCTGTATCGCCAGGAAGTGGGATGTAAAGAGTTCTATGAGACTGGGATTTAAGCCCAGTTTGCAAAAATCTAAACATCTTGTCTTCTCCATCAGAGGATAACTTTGCCCCCTTAAGCGTTACGATATACCTTGGAACAGCCTTATTTTCAAAGTAATCAATATTGTATTGTGAAGCAAGTTGATCGCCAATTAGCGAAGGCATTGCTGCTACGATATCTGGAATACCATAAAATGTGTTTAGAGGAGAATATTCTTTATAGTGAATAATCTCATTTGGGCGTGGGTCAGCAGTCATTGGGTTTTTATTCTTTGCCCCAAAGTTTCTAAAGTAAACTACTGAGTTTCCAATAATTTGAACAAAGATAGCCAATTTCACCAGTGACTGTTCTACCTACTTCAAGAAAGCCATTTCCTGTAGCCTGAACATCTGTATAAAATTTTTCCATTATTTTTGTAAATGAATCATCATCGTTAAGATTTTCTAACCAGTCTTTAAGTTCTAGTTTCATTCTTTCAATACGATTACGAGCACGATCTACCGCTGCTTGATCCTCGTTCATTTCAAACCTTAGCATTGTTCTATCTGCAATATCAAAACGGTATCCTAAACCAACTACGTTTTCTACCTTAGCATCAATAGCAGCATGGTTAGCAAATGATGTGTCATAGAAGTTTGCTAATTCATACATGTTATATGGTGGAGTAATTACGTCAAATAGTCCATAGCCATTTCTATATACCGTACCAGGATTAATTGCTTTTGATCCAGCGTCTACTCCTGATGGAGTTGCATTAGCAGAATCAAGATATTCGTTTGTTGCAAAAGTCATTGCTTTTGTTACGTTCCGTGCAGTTTTTCTACGAAAGTTTTGTTCTAATCCAGAAAAATCTTTAAGTTGATCCCAAGATTTATTAAATGGATCTTGTGAACTAAAAGGATTTTCATCTTTCTCTTGGGTATTTAACCCAACTCTTACATATTCATCACTCATCGCTACCATACTTATCATAGGTTTGTCGTGCTGCTACCCAAGCACCATGATCATTCATGGAAGGAATTAAACCATTCTTCATTCTATCTAACTGTTCAGAATGTTCTTCCTCGCTAATTCTTGTAAGTCCAGGCACAAATACTGCCTTGCCTTCGCCATCATCTCCATAATGAATTGCTACTTTTCTTAATTCTGCAATCTTAGAGATGTCTCCACGCTCTGATGGAATATTTAATATACTACCGTTACCGTCAGTAAACCAGGCTCCACTAGATTTTTTGTACACGTACAGTCCCCAGTTATAGTCTTTTTCTATTACTTTGCGTCGGACATTGCCAACTTTTTTAAGAATTTCATTATCCATAACCATAAGTATAGCAGATTATACTGGAATTTGAACAGTAGTCTGCCAAACTGTATCCTGATATATCTTTAGTTTGTCAGCATCAAAAATCATACCTTCTTCATCATCAATGATAATCTTATTAGTTCCAAGGTATGTTTTATATACATCTGCAGGACTTACTCCATATAGATCTGATGAAGAAATCACAAGAACGCCTTCCCACGTAAAACTATTTAGCCAGTACTGCCAGTCAAAGTTGGTGACTCCGTCTGTTTTAATCTGTAGCCAAGGTCTAAATAATGTACTCTGAACCTGCTGTAAGTTGTTAGCCTGGTAGTAGGCAATATTATTAAATATCATTGGACCAGTCAAGTTAATTGCACCTAGGAATGAATCAAAGTTTAAGGCAGTAGAAAATGCAATTCCTAATACCCCCCACTCTTTTTTAGTAATAACTGGCTCTCTTACAATGCTTCCGTTCCAGAAATATGATAAGCCATTAAATTCTTGACCAGTTAACTGGCTACGAGCAAAGATTCTTGCTCTAGATCCTTTTTCGCTATCTGCGACCATATAAAACTTTATGGTGTCTGCTCTGTATCTAATCTCAAAAATTTCTACTGGGGTTCCTGGGAAAAAGTCTTCATCGTACCTCATCCAAATCTGAGCAGCACTTATTCTATAATTATCAGAGTTAGCCTGATTAATTGGAATAGCAATTCCTCTATTAACATCTACATCAAATTCACCACGAATCTCTATTCCACTTTTTCTATTTAAGTATAGGTACGGTGTACTTCCCTTATAAATGCTAAATGGATTTTTTGCTTTGTAGTCATAATAAATTCCAGAACGAGTATATGGGAACATGTTAACACCAAATCTAGTTCCTACTGGATTAAATGAGTTATCACTTAGTGCCTGAGAGGCTAGTTCTAATCTTCTTAAAGCAATAGGCTTTGTTAAAATACTTCTAATATTGAACTCAAGATGATAAACAATTGCAAGTTCATTAAAGTCTATATTTTTTGTTGGATAAATAAGCGTATTGTCAACTACCTCAAATTTAGTGCTAGCAAAAGATGTATAGTCTGCTAAGTCAATAATTCTTTCTGACGTTGGGGCAACGGTTGTAGTAAAACTACTTTGTGGTAGGTTGGCTCCTTCATCAACATATTGAAAGGTTAGATAACTTCTAATAGATGCGTCTTGTGTGTTGTACTCATAATATTTCACAGATTTTTGTTTCATGTCTTCATAGTTATTCCAACCACTAAACAGGAAGTTATCTAACTGATAGTAGGTTTTTTGACTAGGGTTGGCATATTCATCCTTTAATTGTCCATAAGTCCAACTTTCTAGAACAATTTCATTTTCAACTGACTCAGAAGGAGCGGGGTATCCTATATTAAACTGTAAAAAATCTAAGTCGTAGAACTGATTACCTACATCATTTGCTACAAATTGAGCAAAGTAAGATAGTGGCAAATAGTCTTGCCAGTATCCAGAAACTCCTATGTCTAGGAAAAACTTATCATATGCTTCTGTTGGCAATAAAGTGTAACTTGCTGTGTGTTCAATTAATGCTATGGCAGTTTCTTCTTCTGTTACCCCGCTTTCTGCAAGGTCATCAAATAACACAAGACCATCTTCGTCAAAGTAGTCATCAATTTCAACTGTATTAGATGCTGTAGCAAGACCAACAGTATAGATTTTTCCAGTAAAGGTATTTTCTGCTTCTTCATCTCCACCAACATATAATTTTAATCCATTTTGATTTCCAAAGAATGAAGATACATTCTGACCAAAAGAGTTTGAAATTGTTTGAACGTTTAATCCAACTGCAAAAAATTGATTTGACTCAAGAGATGGAGTTGTATATATTTCTTGATCTGCCCCATTGTAGTTTAAAACATACTTAACTATATCTTCTTCTTGCTTAACAATAAAATAGTCTCCAGTTAAAGAGTTATAAATCTTTAAAAGTGTTTGAGCCTGTACTGGTCCAGATTGTGGCTCAATATCACTTGTGCTAAAAACAGCATAGACAGATCTAACCTGATCATTTAAAACATTAAATCTTGGGAAGTTAATATAGCACTGCTCTGAATCCCATGTTCCATTAGGTCTAAAAGAAATAAACTTATATGATGGAGGCTGTGATTCGTTATAGCCAGTCTGAATAACTTGGCAATCATCGTATAAATCTTGTATTGTTTTTGTGTCTAAGAATATTTCTGGTAATTGATATGCTGGAGTAGTGATTGCAGTGTTTGTTGTTACAAGGTTATCAAAAGACCCTTGTTGCCATTCTGCAAAATCTGGGTAGTTATAGTTTGCTGTGTAATCTGCAAAAGGGTAGTCAATAAATGCTGATGTTCCTCCGTATGCAGCGTTAATTCCTTCTGGAGAAAGAACTCCTTGACCATAGACCCATCTACGTTTAGCAACTGTTGTTGGAACTTGATATGGATAAATAGCCACACAATCAATCTCAACTGGAGTTACATCTGTGTATGCATAAAATCCTAGCCAATCTTGTGACTCTGAGTCTACTTCTGGCAATGGTAAATTTAGTGTTGCGGTGTCAATTACCATAGAGATTACTTCTTCTCCGTTAATAAATACCGTCGCAGAATTACGAATTAAGCGAATATGAATAAGCATTGGTCTATACCATTCACCAACAAAGTGAGAAGAAAATGTATTACCAATTACTAAAGTTAAAAATCCACCTTCAACATAAAGACCATCTGTTCCTATAATAGGACCAAAAATTCTTTTAGGTGATACGGCGTCTGAATTTATTCTTGCCCAAAACTCTACAGTATATTCTTTATATCTACCAATTTCATTTAGAAATCCTTTTCCAGGGATAATTAAAGATGGCTCTCCTGATGTATTTGGTAAAAGTTTTGTTACTCCTGAAGCACCAAAGACTAGTGGAACGCTAGAGTTTTTTGCAACTAATGCATTATCGTTAACAAGATAATAACCCTCTTCTGTTGATATTCCATACGCTGATGCTGGAATTACTTGACTGTTTGTATCTAATGCAATATCAAGTGGAAAAGACTCAGGAGTAGCGCCAAGAGAAACGGTATTAAATTCTTCTGACCACTGACCAACGGTAACACCATTAATATAAAATCTATAATCAAGTCCAGACGCTCCACCAGTAGTGGTTGTTATTTTTATAACAGCACGAAGGTTGGTGTTCTCATTTGGAATTTCAAATGTTTCAGAAATAAAAGCCCAACTCTCAAAAACCGTAGTTGGAAAAACCTTAAGTCTTTGAACTACAGCAGATGTTGTAGTATCTGTATATTCATATCCAATAGATACAGACTGTAGGTATGGACTTGCAGAATAAAAATATGCTCCTACCGCAAAAGTTCCAAGTTCTGAGTTTAAGTTAGTAAAGTTAGTTAAGTTTGGACTTATACATATAAGATCATCTGTTGCACCCGCTGGAACATTTCCTGCTAGCCTTGTTGTTTCACTATCTGGAAATGGCTCATCTCCAATAACATTGCTTGTTGCTGTACACCCAGTAAGGTCCCACTCATTTGTTATATCCCGCTGTGATTCAGAAATAAGGCTAATATAGTCAGCCTGATCGTCTAATGCCCAAAGAACTAGTGGGTGTTCTGCATAAATTTTTTCTGCATACAAGTTGGACGGGTTAGACATATTTCTCCTATACCCTTATTATAGCAGGGGAGAAGTTAATTTTTAGGAACCCACAACTTTTCATTACCCTTATTGTGATATCTTGCCATTACGAACAATAAGTCTGAAAGCCTATTTAGATACTTTGCAATATTTGGATTTATGCCTTCTATCTTCCAAACCTGACGCTCTGCTCTTCTGACTATGGTTCTTGCATTATGGATAGCGCCAGTAGGTAGAACAAAAGAGTGAAGTGGCTCTAGATATTCGTTATAGTCGTCAATGATATTTTCTAAATGAGTAATCCTTGCTTCTGATATTACAATTGTTGGTGCACCAGAAAGTTCTGCACCTAGATCAAATAGATCATTTTGTATTCTATCTATAATGTCATTATGAAAATCAGTTGCCATTCCTATAGCAGAGTTTGCTTCATCTACCGCTCCAATTGCTTCAATTAAATCGCTGCTTTTATCTATGCGTTCATTAGTGGCGGTAGAGGTTTTTCCATCATCGCCAGTCTTTGTATAAATACGAGTTAAATGAACCATTAGTGTCCTGTCAGAGAACGCCAGATATCAATAGTGATATCGTTTGCTACATATAGTGCAGCAAAAGTTAACATTAGTTGTACTATATTTTTTGCTGTTTTAGGTTTCTGTGTTTTTAGACGAAACTGAACAACATTGTCTGAATGTTTTTGTGCAACTTTCATGGAAACCTTAACTCTCCGTTAGGACCAGCCCAAACTAAACCTAGTGAATCTCCTGGGTTTAAATATTGTTGATCTATTGCTAGTTGTCCCCAACCCCATTCTTTTCTAGGGAAAGGAATCGTTTGTTTTTCTTTAATAATTAATGCCCAGTATGCTTTTTCTGGTGGCATTATTTCACAAGACTCTGCCTTTTCATCTGGCAAATTATTTACTCTACAGACAACGCCTAGTCCATATTTTTTGGTTCCTTCTATTTCAAGGTTAGCCTTTTTTAAAACATCTAAAGCAATTGTCTTTGTAGATGCATCTATACACTTTGTTAGTTTTGTGCCACTATCTAATTGACCATAATCAACATATAGATTAATACAACTGTCATCTGATTTATTTATGCCTTGTAATCCAATAAAAGCAAATATAAAAATTGCTACTGACGCTAATACTTTTTTCATTCTTCCCCCTAGTAAAGTTTAATTTCACAGGCATCTGTGCTGCAATATGCTTCACCCTGTGCTTCTAGATTATCTATTCCATCGTAAATTGCAGACCAGTCAATCTTTGCAATTTTACCAACATAAGAGTTATACTCTTCTCTGGTTATTTCATTATATGGCTGTTGCGGATAAACCTCATTGCCCATAGGCAAGAAAGAAACTGCTTTAAGTTGACCCTCATACATATGTAATGCTGAAGCAACATGCTTGGTTTCTGTTTCTTTATTAAATGATAAAGTTACAGAAACTCCATTGTCAGACCAATACTTTTGAGTAGTTGCTGCCAAACCAATTTTTTCAAAAAGACTTACATCTTTTTCAGATCTTGGATGTCCAGATGCTACTGGGAAATAGACTACTGAGGTGTTTGCTGATACTAGATCGTCTTCAATTTTATACCCTGCTGCTTTGAATAAATGAAGCATTGGATCTTGATTGCCAAACCTAATAGCACGAAGATAGAACGGTCCTCCAGGTCCCCAATGAACTCCAGGAGTAGCACCAGAAAGTAATGACACAGAGCCAGAAGGTTTCACGGTAGTTACACGAATTGATTCACGTACACATAGCCACTCTGAGTATGAATGATCGTATTGACGAATTTTCTTATACCCTTCGTCCATCCAGTCACGAACTGTTGGCATTCCTTTTGTATCTGCAAATGATGCAATACCAGTTAAAGATGTTCCAATACGACGATTACGTTGCATAATTCCATTTGTGGTTTGCCAGTGTGTTGGAAGAAGCGTTACGGCTTTTCCATATAAGTAAGCAAACTTTAATGTACGCAAAAAGTCTTCTTTGTCTTCATGACGATTTAAATGAACTTCTACTAATGTGCAAAGTTCGTATGACTCTAATGGTTGCTCTGCACAAGGATTAAAGCCCATAACACGAGAATCTTTTCCATCTGCTGGATCTGCTAGACGACCAAAGTTACGTGCAACATCTAACCAAATAAATCCTGGCTCACCGTTGTTTGCAATTAAATCAACATAGTCTTCATACTTTGTTCCAACCTCTGCAGCGATAGAGTTATTTGACATCCATGCCCATCCTGGATTTTCTGGATCATATGAGTTTCTTTCTGGAAATATATCTGGATTTTTAAGATTAATAAAGTTTTCATCTCCAGGCAGACCAAGAGCCAAGGTAGCAGAACGGCGAACATTGCCAGAAACAACGCAGGTACCAATAAGATTAATAATATCTACAATGGCTCTAGAATCTAGTTTTTCTCCTGCTCTACCGCCAATAACTTGGTTTATCCTATCGTGTAGTGCCTTTAGTGGTTCTGGACCGCTGGCAACCCCACCAAACCCTTTTATAGGGGCACCTAGAGGACGGATAAGGTCATAGTTAAACTTCTGGATAGCCTGATTAGGGCGTAGATATGAATTTAGTAGCATTCTTACAGAGTCTACCCAGCCCTCACGGGTATCTGGGATATCCCATACATTTTCTGGTTCTGTAGGTGAACAAATAGAGATTTCTTTATCTTCTCCAATAGTGTCAAACCCTACACCAATACCTAACATTAAGGCATCCATTACCCAAGCAAATAGGGCACCTGGATCATTACGATCAATATCACGAGTAGAGACCATTGCACAATTTTGCAGGGAAGCAGAATTACGCTTCTCCATAGTCATAGGAGTGCCAAATGCCCAAAGACCACGACCTGGTGGGGTCCACTTTAAATTAAACATGCGGTCATAGGCTTCTTGAGCAGATTTCTGAGCCTTGTTATCGTTCCAAGGTAGTCTATTATCTTTAGCATGGTTCTTTTGTACTGAGTACATTCCTTCAATTACCCGCTTACAAACCTCATGCCATCTTTCTTTTGTACCGTCTTCCTTCATACGAGAGTATGTACGTATAAAAGTAATTTCGCCTAACGAGTTAGAGCCTGCGTCTGTAAAGCCAAATGGCGCTTGAACTCCAACATATTTGCTTACGAATTCATCTGATAAACGAAAAGAAAAGATATCCGACATTGATTTTTCCAACTTTCTATTAAAAAATATTATTAGCGCTTTGCTAATCGCAAAGTACTCTTAGTATATC